ATAATACCATCCAAATTATAGTCTTGAACATCAATTTCTCCTACAATATCATCAACAAAAGTTCTATTTCCCTCTTGAGTATGATACTTGATAAAGGCTAAGATTTCTAAAACCTTATGTACAATTGTTCCTTTGTCTGCTTTTTTATTAGATGGAGATCTATATCCCAATACATAATCGAACAGATATTGCTGTTCACACATATTGTGGGTATTATATGATGAGCTCCGAAAATATGTAATTATAATGGTAATACCCTTTTGGTTTTAAGGAAATCGTATATTAATTTGTTTTTATCTGCAATGCTTAGATTACTATTATCTATAATCATATCAAAATTACCGTGGTCATATCTATCCTCATCAAGAGCTGTTTCGCTTTCATGAGAAGAGTTATAGATATTTCGGTGGAGCTTTACAACCAAACCACCAGCACCCCTAACTGCTTCAACCTCATTAGGAAATCTACAGTCTGCTATTAATGCCAATGGTAGATTTTCGTCTTTAATTTTTCTGATAGTGGCTTCTGACCATACATTATGTTGCATTTTTCTGAATACATTTGTACCAACATATTGCATTACTTCTCTAGCAGACATAACCTCTTCACTATCTGGCCATTTACAATTAACATATTCATTTTTCTGATCGTCTGTTCCATAACATTGTTCATAAGTTAAGCCAAATATATCAATGCACATTTTTTTAAGAGGATCAGCAAAGTTATATATTGCCGAATTTTGTTGCGTTGTTTGAGAAAAAACATTAGCAGTAAATTCACATGCAGTAGTTTTGCCCGATTGTTTTCTTCCAGCAAATGCTATAATCATATGTTATCCTTTATAAACTGTTTAATCTGTACATCGATTTCGTCATTAGTCATTTCTCCAATATCAGATTTTGATATTTCTGGGAAAAATAAACGATATGTGTTTTCGCACTTGTCTTTGATTTCTTGTGCTGCTTTCTTTCCAGCTTCATCATTATCTGTAATAACAAATAATGTCATAGCACCAGAAGAATCCAAAATAAGTTTTTGTCTATCGCTAAGATTGCATCCAAAAATAGCCACACTATTATGTATATTGTTTTCTTCAAGTCTCCAAACATTACCAGGACTTTCGACAATAATAGCATAGCTATCTTTTAATATATGTTCTTTTGCATACCAGAAATTATACAAATGATTTTGTGACTTAAAACCATAGCTATGTTTCCATTTAGAATATTGCCATTGCTTTTCTTTTTCTGGACATAAATGTTCTGGATCATGATAGTAAGAACAAATATCACATTTATTAAAAATACTTCTTCCTGTACAGCCAATTAAATATTGAGCAGACTGGTCATATACTGGTACAACAACTCTTTTATACATTGGTTTTTGAGGATTGTCACACAGCCCAACGTCGTACTTTACCAAAATACTTTCTGTAAAACCTCTGTCTTTATAGTATTCTGATGGTATTTGTATATTGTTTATTACTGCTTGCCTATTAATTTTATTTTCTGTAGATGGTTTTTCTACAAACTTATCCACAATTCTTGCAAAATTATTTTTATCTTGTTTTATTGCACTAAATACCATCTCTGTTTCAATCTGGTCAGATACTAGAGACTTGGCAAAATTCATAGCTTCTTGAAAAGAACACATTTTGTCTCCGTCTTGAGACCAATTATACTTTCTAGAAGATAAGACACCTCTTATAAACCCTAAGATAGAACCCTTAAAATATTTTTCGCATTGATGAGTTCTGCATTTCCAGTTTCCTCTATATGTGTCTCCCTCATAATATAAATTCAGAGCAGACTCATTATCTCCACCATGTATAGGGCATGGCATAGTTAGCATTTTAGAATTATCTCTGTAATCATATAAATCTAGGGAAGATAATACATCTTCTATATTATCGCAAAGAGAATCACATATTACTTTCAGTTCGTTTTGACTATGCGAACGGTATTTCTTCTTTATCATTGTCAACTACAAATCCTTCTTCTTCATCAATATTACTATTCATTAATTCAAGTTTAGTTTTACCTTCTGTAATTTTGGCACACCAGCCCTTCATATTACAGTTGATATAATCATTATCGTCCAATCCTCCGCCATGTCTACTGATAATAGGTATGAGTTTTCTATTTCCAGCAGAGGGACCATCTTCGGATATCTCTTCATCGCTTTTCCTCTTAAATATAGTAAAGTTACTACATAGCCAAATAATTCTATCAGATCCACTAGCAGTATCAGTACTTTCTTTGGTTATGCCATCTCTGTTTAATTGGATAAATGAAACTATTGGTATTTTGTATTTACTGGCAAAATTATGTAAGCTTGTCATCATAAAACCCAATAGCTGATACTCTTTCATATCTGATGATAATCCTTGAGTATCCATAAGCTTTAGATAATCATAGAACACAACGCAATCTTTAGCCGTCCCATCGTCATTCAGTCCCACATCTTTAATTAGCCATCTTTTCATAATAGATAGTTGCTCATCAAAAGATTTACCAGCAATAGATTTGTGATAAAATTTCATTTTGCTCAACTCTTCTGCTGCTTTGTTTATTTTATTTAACGAAGCGTGAGATTCTGCAAATTTACCAGTCTCTATCTTGTTGATTTCTATCTCTGTCATCATAGCAATAAGTCTATTTATATGGTCCACTTTCGTCATTTCAGTGTCCATATTTAAAACAGGGATGCCTCTCTTTGCTATGTTTAAACCCATGTTGTCTGATAGTAATGTTTTCCCTGTTTTTGGCCGTGCTGCAATTACATTGATAGTGCTTTTTCTTAGGCCCCCACCAATAGATTGATCGTATACGGGGAAACCTGTAGGAATACCTACTTGGTCTATCGGATTTTCCATTAATTCTTTGATATATTCATCTAATCCTTTAGATATCTGCTCTGGTGCAGCATCATCGTTATTTATCAGATTAGTGAAATCAAATATAGGATCTTCTGCTAGAGAAATAATATGAGATATGGTTTCTGACCCATTGATAGAGTCGATATTCTTTTGTGCATCACCAAGTTGTTTCTTTAAAAGTCTAGCTATCTTTAGTTTGCATATTTTACCAGCAAACTTTTTTATATTATCTATATGTATAGGAAAGTTTAAAACAGCCTGAAGATGATGTAGTTCTTCTTTTTTAGAAAAATAATCTGAATATCCTAATTCTTTAGCTTGAGAAAGAATAGAAGCTATATCAATAGCAGGGACATTTTCTTCGCATAGGTTTTTGACACACTCAAAAATCAGCTTATTACTATCTATAGTGAAACATTCGGCATCAATAAGATCAGAAATTTCCAAATAAATATTGTCAGCGTATTTGCAAATTCCAGACAATACGGCTCTTTCAGCAGCGGTATCACTGAGACTCATAAATCACCCTCCAGACCTAGAACATCCATTGCATTTATACCTTGTTGGCTCATTAACTAATACCGGGTTGAGATTTTCCTTTTTGCCGCATACACGACAGGCTACCTCAATAGTATTGAATGAACGGGTTCTTGGACAGGGATCAATCACTCTAAGTTTTTTGTCAATCACTGTGTCTTCTTTAAACATATTTCTTTCTGGCATACTATCGAATTTGTTTGTAGAAACAGCCTTAGTCTTTTTGCTATTGGCTACTCTCTTGTTTTTGCTTGTTGTTGATTTCTTCTTAGGCTTCTCTTCTTCTGTGGCCTGCTCTTCGTCATCATCAACCAAAGCCATAAGCAGCTTATAGATTTGTTCAACCGTTTCTTTTTTATTGCTCATTTCTCACCTTATTCCTTTGTATATTTAGCAGAATGTCTGAGAGATTTTTGATTCCATTGGCCATATATTGCAGTCTGTCTGCTCTCATTCTGGCATATTTTTTAATTTTATTTAATGCATTGGCATTGTCATTGTGTTTAATTGCTTGAGAAGATTTTTCAATATAGCCATATCCTTTATATGAATTGATTTCATCAGCTATTGTTTCTTTAATATTTTCTTCTGCCCAATTACATCTAGCTAATTCTCTATTGAGACTCCTTTGGATATGGAAACTAAATTGACCTAATCTGTATGCTATTTCTCCACAGTCTTGTGGAGTCATCGTTTCTAATACTTTTCTATCCATAGAAAAATAATGCTCTAATTCTTCATTAGCAAATTGATCACCTTTATATTGAGGTAGCCCTATACCTTTTTCGTATTCATCTAGGATATCGTCCCATTCTTTCACTTTGTCTTTAGTGTTCATTTAGTCTTTCTTCCCATTCTTCTGTGCTTAAATTATAGGGCAGCTCTATGTATGATATTGCATTCTTATCGCACCATTCTTTTTTCTGTCTGTCCTTTTTCTGTGCTTTCAAAAAGTTTAGTTTGTTAGTGTGATAAAATGGCACAAACTTATAGTGTTGTTCTCCGTGGACTTCTACACATAGTTTTTTGAGAGGTAAATAAAAATCCAAATATAAAGTTTCGCTTTTTCTTAATGGAATAGTTACTTCTTCTA